CTTGCTAATGCCGCCAGAACGACAGTACACAAAATAGAAGCAGATTTACAAAATGCAAAAAAACGACTCCAGCACGAGCTGGATAAAAAAGCCAGGTCAAATCACTATAAGAGCTTGCTCAAGGTGCAAGATCAGCAAATCGACTGAAAATGGAATGATGGAGATATATGGCAACGGTATATACCAACGATTCGTCTGTAACGCCTGCCATAGTAATAGCAACAAAGACGGCTAAATGCCTTCCTGTGCTGTTTGCGTCTATTGACCAGTATGTACCACTAGATGTAACCGTTATCATCTCTGGGAGCGATCTAGAGCTTCCTAGACACCAAACCATTAACCTGCCAAACAACGGCACTAATTATGGCGATTCATACAATGATGCGGTGCAATATGCGTTTGATATGTTTCCTGAGATTATTGTCGCAAACGATGACATAGTATTAACCCCTAGTAGTTACTCTAAGCTAATGGAAGATGTAGTGTTGTTAAAAAACAACAAACTAGGATGGGTATGCAGTAGGTCTGATTATGTTAGGGGGATGCAAAACATTCGAGAGGGCAAGCAGCGTAATGGGGTGCGTTACATAGAGGAAGATACGGTCATTAAATACGATGTGCTTTCCCCTTTGTTTGGCTGGGTTAGCCGAGAAGCCTGGGTAGATTACAAGCCGATTAACTGGTACTCAGACGATATTCAATGTCTAGAGATGAGGGCGAATGGATTTGTAAACTACATTAGTCGCTCGTATGTTCACCATGTAGGCAGCCAGACCATTGGGATGGATAACCAAAAGAATGACCGAGAAGCGCAGGCATGGATTGGGGTGTATATGCCAGAGCTATATGATGTATGGTTTAAATAATTTACTTGACAAGAAAAAATAGGGTAAAATTGTGCTAGGAAACCTTTGCCCAAAATTTGTGAGATACCCAATGAAGCCAGAAAAAACTACGATTATGATTGGTCTGCTGGGCGATAAGCCTAAGATGGGCATGAAAGAAGAAGGCGGTTTGCTGGCTGAGGATAAAAGCTCCTGCCCATTATCTACAATGGATGCCGACATCAACAAGGGCAACATGAAAAAGGCTGTATTGACGGCTGATTACGGCAGCCGCAAGGATGGCGAAGGCAAGTGCAAGGCTTGTGAATACTTCAATACTGATATGGCTGATTGTGGTGTACCTAAAGGTAAAGGCCATTGCGACATTTTCGACTTTGTATGCGATCAAAATAACGGTTGTATGGCCTTCTGCCCAATTGGCGAAGATGATATGGAAATGGAAGATGAGGAGTACGAAGATTGAAAACTGGACTCTATAGCAATATCGCAGCAAAGAGAAAACGCATTGCCGAAGGATCAGGCGAAAAGATGCGTAAGCCAGGCACACCAGGCGCACCAACAGCCAAGGCTTTTAAACAAGCAGCTAAAACAGCTAAACCAATGAAGGCTAAAAAATGAAGATGACCAAATCAGAGAAGAAGATTGGCAAAGTCATGGGCGAGTACAAGTCTGGAAAGCTAAAATCAAGCTCTGGCAAGAAAGTTAGTAATCCTAAACAAGCCATTGCCATTGCAATGTCGGAGGCTGGCAAGTCAATGCGAGTCAAGAAGTGAAAGTACGAGAGGCTGCTGGCATCCTAGAGCGCATGGGCGTTGCTGGGTACAACAAGCCTAAGCGCACACCAAACCATCCTACCAAAAGCCATGTAGTTGTGGCTAAAGAAGGCGATAAAGTAAAAACGATTCGATTCGGTCAGCAGGGCGAAAAAGGCAGTCCAGACGGCAGCGCAAGGAATAAAGCATTTAAAGCAAGACACGCTAAGAACATAGCTAAAGGCAAGATGAGCGCAGCGTTCTGGGCAAACAAGGTTAAATGGTAAATGGCACACCAACAACAGTTTGATTTTGTAAGCGGAGTTGCTAGGTTTTACCCTAATAACTTTGCAAATTGTAAGGTATTGGAAGTTGGTAGTTTAGACATCAACGGTAGCGTAAGGCAGTTTTTTACAAACTGCGACTACATTGGAATTGATTTAGGTCAAGGCAGAGGTGTAGATGTTGTTTGCCAAGGGCAAGACTACGATGCCGAGGACAATACATTCGATACAGTAATCTCTTGCGAGTGCTTTGAGCATAATCCTGACTGGGTAGCTACATTCGCCAATATGCACAGAATGGTAAAGCCTGGCGGTCTAATCGTTATGTCCTGCGCCACTACCGGCAGAGCAGAGCATGGCACTAAGCGTACCAGCCCATCTGATGCACCATTTTGCGGTGACTACTACAAGAACTTAACAGAGCAAGACTTTGTAGAGAGCTTTGACTTAGGTAGTATGTTTTCTGTGTATGAGTTTGGAGTAGGAGATGTTACAAAGGATCTTTACTTCTACGGAATAAAGAAACTGTTGTAGAATAGCAACATCATCAACCATCAACCCAAAGGGAATGGCATGGAAAACGCTAAAGAAAACAATATTGTAGAAGTTGCCCCAACCAACAAGGGTGGCGCACCTATAGGCAATCAGAATGGCAAGAAGGGTAAGCTGTTCTATAACCAGCTAAGAATAGCCTTGGTTCAAGAGGATAGCCGTAAATTACGCACCATTGCACAAAAGCTAGTAGATGCTGCCGAGCAGGGTGAGCCTTGGGCGATTAAAGAAGTGATCGACAGGGTAGACGGCAAGGCCGTACAAGCTACAGAGATTAGCGGTGTAGATGGCGAGGCTATCGAACTAAAGCAGATTGAGTTCATTATCAAGCGCCCAGAGTGATCGAAGCAGAAGAAAAGCTAAGTCTTGAGATACCAGAAAAGCTAGAGTGCTTGCTGGAGGACTACCGTTTTAAAGTCGTTTACGGTGGGCGTGGCTCATCTAAGTCTTGGACAGTAGCTAGGGTATTGCTTGCCATAGGCCGCAGAAAAAAGATTAGAGTCTTATGCGCTCGTGAGTTTCAAAACTCCATTAGTGACTCGGTACACGCTCTGCTTGGAGATCAGATTAAGTCGCTAGGCTTAGAGGACTTCTACACAGTACAGAATACAAGCATCTTTGGTAGGAATGGCACAGAGTTTCTATTTGCAGGCTTAAAGCACAACATTACCAAGATCAAGTCGTTTGAAGGCGTAGACATCTGTTGGGTAGAGGAAGCACAGACTACCAGTAAGTCGAGCTGGGATACGCTGATTCCTACGATTCGTAAGGAAGGCTCAGAAATATGGATTACCTTTAATCCTGAGTTAGATACAGACGAAACCTACAAACGGTTCGTAGTAATGCCGCCTAAGTCGGCAAAGGTAGTAAAAGTAAACTGGTCGGACAATCCTTGGTTTCCTAAAGTTCTTCAAGATGAAAAAGAGGACTTGAAAGAACGGGATATGGACTCATATCTTAATGTGTGGGAAGGCAACACAAGGCAAGTCCTAGATGGCGCTGTGTACGCTAACGAGCTACGCAAGGCGCAAGAAGAAGATCGCATCAGAGATATACAAGTTGATAAGTCTATCCCTGTCAGCACTTTTTGGGATCTTGGCTGGGCAGACAATACAAGCATTTGGTTCGTACAGACTGTGCCTGGCGGTGAGGTACGAGTTATTGACTTCTATCAAGACAATCAGAAAACCATAGATCATTATGTAAATATCCTTCAAAACAAGGGATATACATATAGGGATCATTGGCTGCCGCATGACGCAGAGCATAAGAATATGACTGGTCGCAGCACAAAAGAGATTATTGAGAACATGGGGCTGCCGGTACGGATTACCCCTAAACTGTCTATTGCAGACGGCATAAACGCAGCTAGAATGTTGATGAATCGGTGTTACTTTGATACTAACCGATGCGCTGAGGGATTACAGGCTTTACGGCACTACAGATACGCAGTAGACCCAGATACAAAGATGTTTAGTGATAAACCCTTACATGACCAACACTCCCACGCAGCAGACGCATGGAGATATGTTGCCGTAGGACTGGATGAGAAGCCCGATATGTGGGACAGGCCATTACAGATTAACGCAAAGTGGATAGTTTAAATATGGATGACAACAAGCTAAAAGGTATTCTAGACGCTGAGATTGATAACTCAATCGGATATGTAGATACCGAAACAACCGAAGCTCGTAGAAAGGCGCTGACCTACTACAATCGTGAGCCATACGGCAACGAGGTAGAAGGCCGTTCATCCATTGTTACTGGTGAAGTCGCTGAGGTTATTGATGGTGCGTTGCCACAACTATTGCGTATCTTTACCCAGTCA